GAGTTAGCCACTTGACCAATGCTACCAGAACCAGTGCCGTACAAAGCAATTGCAAGCGAACGAGTAGCAGACTGAATAGCACCATCGATTTCGGTGGTAGCTGCTTCCATGAACGCGTTTGCATTGCCTTTAGAAGCTTCAAGAGTTTGGTTGTCGATAGAAGCGATAGAATAGTCGCTTACACGAGTCAACACAAAGTCCTTAAGCTGTGAACTAGTTTGGTTAGCTTGCGCTGTTACAAACGTAGCACTTCGGCCTTGGGGGTTACCATAGATAATCGGAATCGGCAAATTTTTGCCTCCGAATTGTTCATACTTGGTCAACATAGCTAGCAGAGGGTTGTCTGCATAAACCATGTTTTCCACGCGGTCGCTTGTATAATGCTGTTTAAGCGCCGCTGCAAAAGAGGTCATATCTAATGACATGATTAATTCCTTTATTTAAAATTAACTTTGCTTAGCACCACGCCTTGCAAAGGTGTTTAGGGTTTATAGTAAACCGTAAACTAGCCTATCTTTTACGCACTGACGTGGCAAAACGCCAGATTGTATAAACTAAAGTCGCAACTATTCTATCCATTTAATCAATTTTGCGGCTTCGAGTTTTGATTCTTCTGCACTTAGTGATTTTGCAGCACCTGATTTAGGCACCTGGGCTGCTTGGGTGTTTGACAGCGTTTTTGCGGCTGTCTGTGGCGTGGTTGGCTTAGAGGGAGCCTGTGTGGGCTGTAAAAGTTTTTTGACTTTTTCGCGGTCTACCAGCTTTTTCGCTTCTTCAAGCAGGTATTCTTCTACTGCATCACATGCTTCTTTATTAGACAAAATTTCTCCATGCTCTTCGGCATGCTGTTCAATAACCTGATACACCAGTTCGGCAGCGTCATTAGCTCGAATAAGCTCGTAGTCAGGAGTTTGCTCAATAAAACTAACAAGTTGTGTTTGAAATTGTCCCAAAAGCTCAGCTTCTTTAGCTGCCTTCTCTTGCTCTTCTTTTTCAGCAAGTTTTTTCTCTAATTCTTGAACTTTAGACATAACTTTTTGCTCATATTCTTTAAGCAGCATGTCTTGCGTAGGTTTGCCATCATTTACAACCATTTCAGCGAGTTGTTCAAACGAAAGTCCAGATTCTTCTAACACTTTTAGTGGTTCACGCTTCAAACGCTCAGGAATTGCCTTAAAAGTTTGCACTTCTGTTTGTTGAGATTCGATTGCCTTAAGTTTTGCCTCAAGTTCTTGCATTTTTTGTTGTAACTGTGCCTCACGTTGACGAACTTCCTTCTCTTTACGGCTTAAGGCAGCAAATTTAGCCGCAAAACGCTCGTCTTGTTTTGGTTCTTCTGCAACTTTTGGCTGTTCTTCGGCCTTTGGAGCTTCTGTAGTGGTGTCTTCAGCTTTAGAAGCTTCAGCATCCATTGCAGCTTGCAGCGTTTTAACTGCGTCAGACGACGAGTCAACAGTAGACCCACCAATACCAATGTCTTCTTGGGTGTTTTCGTTATTTTCCATAGTTTTTCCTTACTTTTTGCACTACGCGTAATTGCGCAGCACGACCTTAGCCAGGTCAGGCTTAAATTTTAAATAATTTTTTGGCGTATGTAGTGTTTTTGGCTTAATTCACTACTCTAAGGGCATGGAGTCTGCAAGCATCTGTTCTTGTAATGCAGCTTCTTCAGCACTTGCAGCGTCCATTGGAGGCAATACAGCTTCATTTGGCAGTGGAGTTGGGGGCGCAAGTTCTGGTGCAACTGGGGGCATAGCGGCCATTTGTTGTTCTGCCATTGCTTGTTGCTGTGCATTTTGCAAAATTGACTGTGCGTCTTCAATCCAACGTCTAAACAATTCTAAGCGGCTGTCTGGCATACCCGAACTTCTATACATTAAGTAGGCTTGTTGCATTTTAGTAATGCCAAGTTGCAGGTTCTGATAGGGTTCTGGCGTCATGTATTCGCCTTTATCGGCAAATATTTCAATTGTACGCTCAATGTCTTCAATGCCTGCATTATTAAAGTTATAAAACTGTTGTAGGTCAGGAAAGTCAAGCAGCTTCATGCCGTCTTCTTTGCCAATAAGCCCCGCAGACATAAGTTCTTGAATGTCTTGCAGTCGGCCAGCGGGCGTTTTTGACAACGCGCTAACTGGGTAGCACTGCATAATATATTGGTCTTCACTCATATCAACTTCGGACCATTCAATTTTCTCTACGCCACGCTTTCCTTGCGTCTTTATTTCATATTCGCCAAACTCTTCATAGATTTCTCGACCAAGGTCAATAAACATTTTTGCAGCATTAATCACTGTAGCCTCGTCACGCTGAGCTACACTCATAAAGCGTTCGGACTCAATGTCGTTATACTCACGCAAAGCTTTACCGCTATTTAACCCTTGGGGCTTAGAGGCCATTGCGCTAAGTTGGCTAATACCGACAATTTCATAGGCCTTATTATACAAAAAGTCTAAGTGCCTAAATAAGTCAGGAGGAATAGTACCTAACTTGCCCTCAACTGGCGGCGTTCCAACATACTTAATAATACCGCCAATTTTATTGTTTAAGTGGCTAGACACCACCTTAGAAGAGGCTTCTACAAAAATCTTAGGCACAGAAACCAGGTGCATAGACACTTGAATTGTGCGCAAAATCTTGTTAATTTCTAGTTGCAAGCCTGTTAACTGCTCAGCAACGCCTTGGCCCCAAAAGCCAACGGGCCGCACAGACCAACGCCAGAAAAGAAACGGAAAGTACATGCGTTTATAAGGCTGTTCAAACAACGTAAGCTTTTCTAGCACAATTGCATGTTTACCATCATCAGCACCTTCAACTGAAGGCAGTTTCCAAGACTCAACAACTTCCAACATTTCAGCATTAGTGTCTAATTGATTTGATTGCCATGCAGAAATTTCCGGGCTGGATGCCATTTCAATCGCAACAGAATGCTCAGGAAACATTGCCTTCAGCGTTTCTTTGTGAATGCGCTTAATTTGAAATAACTGTCTAACTTCGCCATAAACACTTTCGCGCTCGTCAACGTTAAGTTCGTCAATAAACACGCGCTCAAGTTTAATTTTCTTACCTTCGCGAAAAACCTTTAACGCACCAGTGCCAAAAATGCACGAGTCTTGAAGGGCCATAAACCGTTTTTGGTAAAAATCCGTTGCATAAAATTGACCGTCAATAAACTTTGATAGTTTTTCAGCTTTGCGTTGAAGTGCCCAATCTCCACCATCAGTTAAAAACAGCGGTCGTGGTTTATTTTTAGAAAGCTTAGACACAACTGTGTCAACCATGCTTTGAACAATATTTAATGTAACTCGATTTTGTGCTGCGCTAGAGGTTTCAGCACGATAGAAGCCATAATTTCGAATAGAAAACGGCTCAAGATTGCCGTAAAGTCGCATATGACGATAGTTTTCGTCTTGTCGATAGCCTTGTTCTTTACGCAAATAGGAAACGTAGGCAAAAAGACTATCAGCTAAGTCTTGGCCTTCTTTTTCATACCAGTTAAATTGAATCGACATTTACGAACCTTTATTATGTAGACGAGTGAAATAGCAACTCTTCGTCTTCGTCTAACTGTTCTTTTTCCGATAAAGCGCGCTCGTCAAGGGCTTGTCTGTCGACGGCCCTTGCCATTTCTGCACTAATCTCCACTGTATCAAGAAATGCAAGGTCAGAAAACTCCACAGATATTTCGCCAATCTTAAAAGCCTTTACTTTAGCTTTTTTGGCATTCTCGATAAAGTCGAGCAACTCTTGAGTGCTTCCAAACATGCTATCTCCATTATGCATATATTTTAGATGACTACTTAGGCTACCAAATTGGCATAAATTTTGCAAGGAAAATTGTTAAAAAATATCGTCGTCATAGTCATCGCCAATAAACAAGTCATTCCAGTTATTTACATCCGTAAACTGGTTGCCCCCCTGCTTTTGCATTTCCATAGCTTCGGCTTCTTTTTCTTCTAATTGTTGCATATACTGGTCTACGGTGGGCTTTGGAGGCTTTACATCCTGCTCATAAAAGTGTTTACATTCGCGCCACGCATATAGCACTGCATCGCCAATGTCTGTGTGATAGTTGCGACTAATAACTGGGCGTTCTGGATTTGAGTAGTCCCACTGCACTAAATAAGAGTCTTCTTCAAACCTTGAATTAGCTGCAAACTGCAATTTACCAGTACGCAAATCATCATTTAACAAAGCAATATACTCTAGTTTTCTGGCCTTTTCTGCAGCTTCAACTGTAAGACTATGACGCATACGAATTTCTTCTTGAATTTTTCTTCCAAGTGCCCCTGCGTCCATAACCATTTTTACTGGGTCGTATTTTTGCTGCAACTGCTTAATCTGCTCAACAAGGCTAGTAATATCATTCTTTGCCCTGATGTATTCTTCGACTACAAACACTTTCCGCTGTGATTCACTGTACCCAAGCACCGCAATAGCGTCTGCGTCTTTATACCCAATGTCAATTCCAAATACAAATCGCATGTCATTAGGCAGGTCAACGTAGATGTTTTTTGCGGTGTCAAAATGGTAAACTAACGAATCAACATCTTTAACCCACTGGCCAAAATATTCTCGTTGTATGCTGGGACTGTTTAATGATAGATTGCGGCGTTCGGCCAATTCACGTATAATTTCAATTGGGTCTTTACCCGATTTTAGGCGTATAAATGGGTTGTCTTGCATAGTCCAATGATGGTGTGACCAACCTTTGCTATGAGATATGTCGTAGAAAAATCCAGCAGGTATGGGTCCAGGTGTTCCAATCAACACTAAATTGCCATAATAATCTGTTAAGGCAGGCTCAATAACATCCTCAATTAGTTCTTGGATGTAGTTACGAAAACTTTGCACCTCGTCAATATAAACTTTACGCAAGGCCATACCACGAAACCGTTCAATTTCAGCTTCGTCTTTTGCTCCCGACACATGAATAACACTGCCTGTAGGCATGGTGATTGTTAGTTCAGTGCCGTCTGGCTTTCCACCTAAGTTATAGTCTTTGTTGATTTTAAGCAGTTCACGCCAAATGATTCTTTTGGCATTTCTTCGGCTGAGGGTAATATAGGCAACATCGCCCGGTTTACTCATCGCAGTAAAAATAAGGTCCGCAGCACATGCTATTGTTTTTCCGCTATTGTGCGTAACTAGTCCGTTTGCAAGCATATATAAGTTTGTTGCGGAATTAACGTGAATATCATAAGTTTTTTTAAAGCTAGTTTTTCCAAGCTTAATACCAACCTGGTCAGGTCTGTAATTGTTTTGCACTTTCAACAAATACTCTGGTTTAAACTTTTTTTGAGGACTTACTAAGTGTGGGTCTAGCTCCTGCAAAGCTTTTACGGAAAAATAATTATGTTTAATTTTAATTTCCCAAACTGGGCCATTTTTATATTTTTTTCTGTTGTCACAATGTAAACTTGGTAAATAGCCCCAAAGGTCTAAAAACAATATTTGAGCAGCTTCTATAACCGACTTAGCCTGCATACTTATGCTAATAATCAGCCCATCATGGCAGTTTGTAACGCTGCCGTCGGTATCTAACAGTCCAGCAAAAAAGGCTAATCTTGATTCCCTGTCCCAAGTTAAAACTTCTTCAATATCTGTTGTTTTTTGGTGCGCGTATTTACCATTACACCAATCATTATAAAACGCAGGGCCAGTGCCAGTTTGAAACACCCAAGTATAGTTTTTTGAAGGAAGTTTTTTAGTTTTAGTATCTAACAACTTAGCAACTTTTGCTGGAACAGCTACCGTACTAGAAGACATATATAGGCGATTTTTACTAGTTTGAAGGCTACAGCCGTCTCCCAATAGTGCGCCTAAAGCATAGGCTGTTGGTACATTGATTCCATGGCTTCTCAAAACTTCTTTGCGAACAATTTTAGTTCTTGAGTTAAAATCTTTTATTGCCACTTCTGCAACAGTGTTTTTATACGTGTTGGTAGTTAAAAAAACGTGGTCTAAAGTGGTTTCTGCAATTGTCCGTCGATTGTGTATAAGCTCAACTACTTGCTTTGGCCCATTATAAAATGTTTTAACAACTTGAATTGGATTTCCATGCTCATCATATACATAGTCACCAACTTTAACTTGTTCAATAGGTTTTGGTCCTGCCGTAGTTTGTACCAAAGTACCTTCAGCTAGACAACGACGTGAGCATACGGCGGTTTTAAATCGTGCAGGGTCTTCAATGAACGCAAGTTGCTTATCAAAGCAGAAGTCTTTTAGAGAAAATTGTTTAGCTGCGGCCTGACTAGCCTCAGACGCTCTTTTTTTAAGCTCTTTAACTACTTGGTCAGGCCGTATTTTACTCATTTTTTCTTCTTATCAGACTCTTTATCTACAACTGCGTAAGAAATGTTGGTAGGAAACACAATAACTTCGTCAACGCCAGGGATAAAAATACGCGCATATCCACCATCAACAACATACTCCATTTGTAGACCTTCCATATTTGGTTTGCGACAATCAAAATGCGTTTCGTCTTTTTTATTAAATCGCACTGACTGATATGTGTGCATTGTAGTTAGTTTCATATAAACTCCTTTTTAAAGGTTTAACGGGCACTCAGACACAACCACTTCTACCGGCGGTAAAAATGGGAGAATTTGCTCTAACACTGTTTTTTTAGAGTCCGACAACTCTTTAGAACATTTAATAGAAACAACTTCATCTACAAACCCATACTTAACAGCTTCGTGAGCCATGATAATCCAGTCAACTTGTACCTTTTTATCATACTCTTCACGGGTCATGTTGGAGCGTGCCACGGCTTTAGTAACAATATAGTTTTCAAGGCTTCTCATGTAGTCTACGTCTGCGCTGATATCATCAGTAGTGCCACCAGATGGTCTGCCCTTCATACGATGAAACAGTAATTCTCCACTTTCAATAATATAGCGCTTGCCTGGAATCATTTGAGGTAGCATTGCGGCCATTGAGTAACCACGAAGCACGATTGTGTGCACGTTTTTGTACGGTTTAACGGATTCATAAAATCTGTTGCCAGCAAATACAGAACCGCCTGGACTGTCAAAAACAATGTACAGTGGATAATCAGCGTTGCCACGCAGATTAACTAGTTTTACAAATTTAGATTGGGCTTGTGCTACTGACTGCTGATTAATCTCACTACCAATAAACACCATATTTGTTTTTGTTAATTCAATAACCTGTTCGGGAGCTGGAGCAGGGCCTTTTGGTGCCGAAATCATTGGGGCGCCGTCGATTGACGTAGCTGCGGCAGTAAAAAATACTCCGCCTGCAAAAAGAATTGTAGCTAATTTATGCATTTTTTTCCTCGTTTGTGGAAAGTTGTTGTTTTAATTGCTCAAGTTCAACTTTTAATGCAAAATTATCTACAGATAGTGCACAAATAATTCTGATTAAATCGTTTTTTGAGTTTGGTTTCATTTTTCGCTTAACTTCAACAAGCATTTTTTGCAATGCTTGCTGCATTTCTTCCTGAGTTACTTCAGTTTGTTCTTGCACAAAATCTCCTTTAAAAAATTTCTGTTGCTAAATTAAGTTTTAAACATTCTTCTGCGTTCAAATAAGTGTCTTTTTCGTTAAGTTTTTCCCAAACTTTTGCCTCAGTTCCAGTTAGTTCTTGCAAAATACCGTTCCAATGCGCTTCGCTACGCTCCATGTTTTTAGCGTAATGTTTGATGCTGCTTGCGTTACCAGACACGTCTTCAGACCCTTCATGCACCATTACCCAGGCATACTTTTGCATTCTACGCTTAGCACCTGCGGCAAAAATTAACGTGGCTGCACTATAACACTGTCCATACACTTCAGTGGTTACTTTGCCTGGATAGGTCTTAAGCAGGCCAGCAATAGCAAGCGCAATGTCTGGGTCTCCGCCATGCGAAGTTATGCGCACTACTACAGACTTACTGTCTGCAAACTCAAGAGCTTCAACAACGTCATGTAGCATCGACTTATTTACTGAGCCAATTAAATGCATTATTCAACCCCGTATGCTAGATAAGGATTGTGAATAAATTCTTTACACAGTGATGGTGCGATGTGTGTAAAATGCGTGTAAAATCCTTTTGTGCCTATGGAAGCTTCAGACAGCAATAAACGCATAATACCCATTTTACGAAATGAATGTTTTACATAGGCGTAGTGAACTACGGGCAGGTCTTGCACATTTTGATGCACCAAGTAGCCAAACAATTGCGTAGGGTCAGATACTGAGCAGGCTACCAGCACTTGACTTTGTTGCAGCAGCCGCTCAATAACCTTATGGTGCGCACTGTAATAGATTGGCGTAGGCACATTGCGCATACTACTCTTAAAGCTTTTTAACCAACTATTAAATATAAATGGAACGTCGGCTTCAGTGGCGGTCCTTATCTGGACCTGTGATTTTAAAAGTGATTGTTCGTTCTTCGCTTCGCTCATCGTTCATTTCCCCATCAAAATAAACTGATAAATCAACAACTAGTTCAACTTCTTTTTGCATTTTCTCGTTTTCATTGGCACTACCATATGGTAAACGTAAACGATAGTGCATGTCTTTCTTGCTATAGTAGGCTTCAGTAAGCAAGTATTCTAGCAGCGCAACTGCTTCATGCTGTAGGCTTTTCAGTTTCCTGCTTTTGCGCTTCACTGTTTTCTCCGTTCATCTTGGCTACTTTACCAGCCAGCGCATCTAGTTCACGAATTTCAGACAACAACTTAGCGCGTTCAGCACCAAGCAATTCAATTTTATATGTTACATCGCCAAGCATTGCAGCAAGTTTTGCATATTGTGCTTTAAAATCCATATTATCTCCTTTAGCAGAAAATGATTGAAAAATGTGCAGATGTGTTATTGTAACCTAGTTGAGCCAATAAGTCAATAACTTTTTGCTCAATAACATCGGCAATGCTAAGTCCTCGATATTGGCGGAGTTCGTAGTCATCCATGTTAAAAGTTTTTACATAACCGCCTTCAAGAATTACGTCAAACTTTAAACCTTGCTGTGCTGGAAGTGGCACCACCTTAACTGTCATTTTTCGCCACTCTGTCCGGTTAGTTGTGGAAGGTTTTTATTGCCCAATAACGCCAAAAGTTCTTCTGTCGAAAGTTTAGACAAGTCTTCGTCTTTGGTGCGTTCGCGGTCTTCTTTGCTAAGGTCTACCAGGCTTTTAATATAGCCTTGTAGAGTGCGGGACTCGCGGGAATCTAGTGAACGACCTGATGCAACTTTGGTGCGAAATTTTGTAATTTCTAGCTGAATAACTTGCAGGGCATCGGCAATCATGCCGTCAACGCTTGGAAATATTAGCGGATTTTTTTGGTCATTGCTCATGACTATGTGCAGATTTTAGATATCGTCAACGGATGCGTAGGCTTGCCTAAACATCTCTACAAAGTCCAAAGGCTGTCCAGGATTTTCTTGCTGCCATACTGCCTTGTAGGCATTTAAAATGCATACAATATGCCAAAGCTCTGGGTCATAGAAATTACTTTGTCGTGATTTAAATTCGTGCATTGCCAACTGATAGACTTTGTGAAGTTGAGAATTGTTCACAAAAGCTCCTCTATGTTTTGTAGGGTTTTGCAGCGTTTGCACACATACTTCGTCACGGTTGCGCAAGTGCAGGGCTGCTCAATAATATAAACGTAGAATGCATTTACTACTTGTTTTAGTTTTTCCGAAGAAGGCGCTTGTTGTTTTAGCAAAGTGTTAAGCTTCATTCACTAATTCCATAGTCGTTTAGCATTTCATAAAACATGGTACGTAGCTCGTCCATAGCTATGCTTTGTACGTCTTGATATTTTTGCATGCTGCGTAGTTTGTTGTCAAACTCAAAAATAAACGTATGGTATTTTAGGCCATTTGTAGCGTGCGTAAATTCAGACTCTTCGTCAGGGAGATTAAAGTGCAATGATGCTTTCATAACCGTCCTTTAAAAAGTGTGACGAGCGGGACGCGACTCCCGCAATACACCAAAAACAGCACTAGAGTTAGAGGTAGTGGTTTAGTCCTAGCCACACGCCGTGACACCCGTCTAACCTATTAGGCCCTTACGACCCTACTTTAAGCCCTGGCAATGCGTACAGGCTCTGTTTATTTAGTGTGCAAACTCAAGAGCCAAGAATGGCTCAGCTTCTCTGCCTTCGTCACAATCCAATAGTAATGGTTTTGGATAGGGTTGTCAACTGGTTTGTTTCGATACTGCGTATCTCAAGGTTGGATGAAAGTTGGCACACGCTATGGAGGTGGCTCTAGCCAAAAAACTCTACAACCACTTCCCTAAGCAGCGCATAAAACTTTTCCAGCTCGTACTTGTCTAGCTCCAGCATGTCGTAGTTTCGACCGTCGCACCAAACCGTTTCCATGATTACAGTGCCGGTAGCTTCGTTATACAGGGCATATACAGTGCATGGTAAAACTTGAGAACCTGTGTGGCCGTAGGCGGTTATTGGCACTTCCATTGATGACAGAACCGAAATACGTTTAAAGTCTGCGGCCACGTTTTTTCTCCCCCACCTGCTGTGCGTAAGCTTTGTTAATAAGCCAATTATATTCTTCAGCATAAAATTCAGCAAGGCCTGATAGCTCCAGTGCTTCGCGGTCTTCTTTGCGTTTTACGAAAATGCCTTCTCTATGTACAGCATTCCATTTATAGCACAGAGTTTCAAGCTTTTTTATTTGATAGTATAGCGTGTATAGGCTGGGGGCGTTTCGATAATCTTTCTTAACTTTTTTTAAGATTTCAGAATAGATAAACCCCTTGCAGTGCCACTTCCAAATAAAGCGACTATAGCCTCGCAGGTTCTTGCAGTGCAGGTAATAGTTTTCGGCAAGCTGGTAGTAAAGTGCACGACCGGGATGATAGGTTTTGCCGCTGA